CCGGAGGTGGCGGCGGCGCCCCCAACCCAGGGCAACAGAGTTCCGGTTCTGCTCCAGGGCAAAGTACACCCCAAACAGGACAATCACCAACACAACCGCCACAACAACCGCCACAAGATCCTAAACTGGCTGCTGCATTGCAGAGAGAAAAATCTGGAAACTCAAGTCCGGAAGACAAGAAGCTGATAGCCAGTGCAGCAATGGCCATGGCCGAAAGCCGTTTGCGTAGAGAATACCGCATCTTGAAAGAATCCGAAATCCAACAAGCACAAGTGGTATTGGCTGCACAAGACCTGGTGGACAAGATGCAAGACATGGTGGAAGAAGTCAGTGAACTGCAATTCAAAGACTTGCCTGCCCTAGTTGAAAGTATCAAGAATCAAGTTGGTGTGGATCAAGCCATGCAATTCAACACTGACGCCACCGGTGCCCTGGCCGGCTTGCTACAGAATCTGCAAGGCGCTAGACAACAACTGGAAGCTGCACTGGGTGTGGTAACAGGTACCGGCGGCCCTGACATGAGTGCTATTGCCGGTGACATAGCCGGCGCACCCGCAGCGCCTGGCGGTATGCCACCTCCTGCTGGTGACGACATGGGATTGGCAGGACCAGTTCCGGGTGAAGAAGAACCAGCAGCACCTCCAGCTGGACCCAGTCTAGGCCGAGCACGTAGATAATGCGTATATTTGAAGTTGACGACTCTTCATCGGCAACCTCGACTCAGCTGATGGGCCTGGCTGATTTCTTAGCAGGGCGTGTGTCAGATACTGATGCCAATAGAGACATGGCCCAGGCTGCATTTATCAGCGCAGCACAGAGTCTAGGCATCAATGTAAATCAAAGTAACCTTGGCGATCTCATTGCCAAACCTCCATTGAGCAACATTCTGGAACCATTAGATCCCAATTCCGGTGTGATCACATTCAAAGGTGGTGATCCCATCAACACTGCCATGCCTGTGAACAGAGCACAAGACATAGTAGCTGCTGCTGCCAAGTCGGCCATGAAGAAAAAACGAGTCGGTTAGTCCAGAAGGATTGCTCTTTGTGAGTAAATACCTTATTATATAACATAAGGAACACACAATGGCTTACTCAGACAAAGTTGTCGATCACTACGAAAATCCACGCAATGTGGGTAGCTTTGCCAAAGACGATGACAGCATCGGAACTGGTATGGTAGGAGCACCTGCCTGTGGTGACGTGATGAAATTACAGATAAAGGTAGTAGATGGAATCATCCAAGACGCCAAGTTTAAAACGTATGGTTGCGGCTCAGCGATTGCGTCAAGTTCGCTGGTTACTGAATGGGTCAAAGGACGCACACTTGAGCAGGCAGCGTCGATCAAAAATAGCGAAATTGCTTCTGAGCTTGCCCTCCCTCCAGTTAAGATTCATTGTTCAATACTTGCAGAAGATGCGATCAAAGCGGCAGTAGCAGATTATCGTAGCAAGCATGATCTCGTTCACTGAAACGGCCAGCAACAAAATCCAACGACTATTGAAACAACGCGGTGGTGCTGGCATACGACTGGGTGTGAAAACTACAGGTTGCTCAGGACTGGCTTATGTGTTAGAATACATAGACACATGCACCGACGATCCCACCACGATAAACTATGCCCAACCCAATTTTGCTGTGATAGTGGACAAAAAACATGAAGTATATCTTTTGGGCATGACCATAGATTATGTGCGCCAAGGACTCAACGAAGGATTTGAATTTTCAAATCCCAACGAGCGTGATCGTTGTGGTTGCGGAGAAAGTTTCAGAGTGTGAATTCATTAGCAGTTTTTGGATGCAGTTGGGCTGCGGGTGTTGGTGTGTTAGATTCTAACACATTTGGATCACGCCTGGCAGCAAAATTACCCACAACCGATTTTATCAATTTAGGCATAGCTGGATCCAGCAACAGCAGATCAGTGTTGCAACTGCTTGAGTATGTCAAACGCACCGACATACCTGTGGAAAATTCAATAGCAGTTTTTTTAGTAACAACGCCGGCAAGAGAATGTGTGATCACCCATGATTACCCAACCCCTGCACGTACCATTGATATAAAGTCTGGGCAACCAGGTAAACTTGTTCACAGTTGGGAAAGACATTTCTCGTCAATACCTAATCTTAATTTTAATCTGCACAAAAATATATTGAGCACACAAGCCATATGTCGACAGTACAACATCCGCGATTATTACATTGTTGGGTGGTCTGATATTGATTTGCAATTGCCAGGCATTGACACTGCCAAGATATATCATAAATCTTGTGTGCAACTGTTTGGGTATCATGATCAGGCGCACTATCTTAAACAGCCGCCAAATCAATACAATCAATACTTGCGTGAGTGTGGCCACCCAAGCGAATTGGGTCACGAATTAATCGCACAAACATTACACAACTGGATAACTGAACCAACCAATGTACAATCCAAAATTTAATTATCAACCCATACCCCGAGTCACAATAGAAGGCAAAAGATTCTACGCCACACCAGATGGCAACAACTTGCCATCTGTAACCACCATTCTTGACAAGACTAAAAGTGAAGCCAGCCGCGCAGCACTACACAATTGGCGACGTACTGTGGGTGCAGAAAAAGCTCAACAAATCACCACAGAAGCTGCCAATCGTGGCACACGCATGCACACCTATCTTGAAGATTATGTCAAAACAGGTGCCATAAAAGAACGTGGCTCAAATCCATTCAGTTGGCCCAGCCACGAAATGGCCAAAACTGTGATTGCCGAGGGATTGAAAAATGTGAATGAATTTTGGGGCATCGAAGTTCCACTGTATTTTCCAAAGATCTACGCAGGCACAACCGACGGTGCTGGCATACATCTCAATGAAGAATCAATATTGGATTACAAGCAGACCAACAAGCCCAAAAAACGCGAATGGATTGACGATTATTTTGTGCAGTTATGCGCCTATGCAGAAGCACACAACGAACTGCATGGCACAAAAATACGCAAGGGTGTGATCCTGATGTGTGTGAAACCTGATCTTGATGTGAATCACAATCTTGTCAGCCAGCCGCAATATCAAGAGTTTGTGTTAGAGGGCACAGAATACAATCGATATTGTGATCAATGGTGGCGCAAAGTAGAAGAATACTACACCAAACACATATAGTTGCCCTGGCCCTGCCGGGCTAAATATGTGATACCTCAAGGAATCACATCGTGGCAATTGTACAAATTTCAAGAATCACCCAACGAAAAGGTCTAACTACAGATCTACCACAACCGCTGGCCGGTGCGGAATTTGGCTGGGCCACCGACGAACGCCGATTGTTCATCGGAAATGGCACCATCGAAGACGGTGCTCCTATCGTGGGCAATACTGAAGTATTGACAGAATTTTCTGATGTGTTGGCCTTTACCACAGCCTACACTTATCAAGGTGCTGCTGCTGGATACACAGTACAAACCGGTGCCAGTGCCAGCGTGCCTATAGCACAAAGTATTCAACAACGTCTTGACAGTTATGCAGTGATCACTGATTTTGGTGCCATGGGCGACGGAATCACTGATGATACTGCTGCTATCAATCGTGCTCTTTATCAACTGTACTGCCGTGAATCCAACACAGCTATTCGCCGTAGTTTGTTTTTTCCAGCTGGCACATACATTGTGACAGATACCATTGCAATTCCGCCTTATGCATTGTTGTATGGCGAAGGCTCCAACTCCAGTATTGTTAAATTTTCCGTACTGCCATGGACCAATGCTGTTGCATATCCGTCAGGAGTGTTGGTCAGTAACTCGGGTAGTTTTTATCGAGCAAACTTTGATGTACCCATAGGTACCAATCTTGGCAGCACAACCAGTGGTGGTCAATATTATTGGGGCAACATCAGCACCGGTGCTGCAACAACATTGCCCACTTGCGTGGCCAGCACCGCAGACAGTTTGCAACAGACAGGTGTCAGCGTGGGAGCCAATGGTGCCACCACACCACAATATATTGCACTGAGAGACATGTCGTTTGTGACCGATCAGGCCAACGACTCATTCCTTTGGCAAAATGCACAACAGTGCTCGGCCACCGGAGTCACATTCTCAGGTGCAGGAACCACCAGTACTCTCACTGTTGCCACTGCCAATACACACGCAGTGAATTATGCTGGTACTTCGCCGGCTTGTAAAAATATCATCATGGACACTTGTAAATTCACTGGCTGTACATACGCTACCTACACCAATGCAACTGTTCAAGGTATCACATACAGCAACAGCACATTTGACACTCTGTATCAAGGCGTGTATTTCAGCACCAATCCCACTGGAGTACGTGTGGTACAAAACACATTTGACAACATCTATAACGAAGGCGTGGTGTTTAGTGCCTGTTCGTTGAACGCCAGCGCATACAATACATTTTATGATGTGGGAAATCATTTTGCTGGTATTGGTTCTCCGGCCAGCAACATAATCTTGATTTCTGGTGACAACAACATCAGTGTGGGTGACATGTTCACTCGTACCACTGCCAACAGTACAGTGTATGCTAGAATTGCACTGAACAATACCAACAGCACTGCCATGAGCATGAACAATCGTGGTATCACATACTATGTCAGTAATGCAGTCAGCAATAGCATAGCCAATCAGTTGGCTCAAGGAACCTGGGCCAGAGACAACGGCATCAACGATACCTTGACCAACAACTCCACAGCCACCTTGTTCATAGTTGACACCAGCATCATGAAAGCATTCAAGGTGGATTATACCATCACCAGAGATATTTTTGCTAGGACTGGTCAACTCACTGTGGTATATGGATCGGGTGGCGGATTTGGGTACACAGACGAATATTCTGAAAATGGTGTTACCGGTATCACGTTGAGTGCATCAGAAGCCTCAGCCGGCGGCAACATCACAGTGAGCTATTCATCAACCAACTCAGGTTACGCAGGCAACATCAAATACAGCGTGACACATTTAAATTGATGTGGTTATCAACTTTTGCACAGCGACTTGAAAGCTGGCAGCAACTCAGGCTCACCGTTCAATCTCAGTCTGCACAGACCGCAGCGGAAGCTGTGAATCAATGGTGGTTTCGAGCACCTTGGTCAGCGTATCACTTGCACTGGGATGATCAGCCAACCTGGCCTGATCCATGGCAATTATTGAGCGATAACATGTATTGCCCGGTTGCTCGCGGCTTGGGAATACTGTATACTATAGCTATGATAGACCACCCAGAGTTGCAAGATGCAGTTTTGATCGACACCGGAACTGACAATTTAGTCCTGATGGCCAATGAGAAATATATATTGAATTGGGACCAGTCTCGAGTGTTAAATATTGATCCAGGACCATATCAGGTCCGACACAGCTTGACTCAACAACAAGTACAACAACAAACAAGGTAGCGATGAAAATTACAACAGTACAAAAGCGTGATGGCACGCGAGAGCCATTGGCATTGGAAAAATGGCAAGCACAGATAGCCAAAGTATGTGCAGGCATAGCAGATGTTAGTCAGAGCATGGTGGAGATCAAAGCCCAAATGCACTTTTATGATGGCATAAGCACACGAGAAATTGATGGAGTCACGCTCAGAGCCATTGTGGATCTAATAGATGTGGAATCAAATCCCGACGTGGGACATACCAACTATCAATATGTAGCAGGCAAACAACGACTCAGCATGCTGCGTAAAGATGTGTATGGCAACTATCAACCTCCTCACCTGTACGACATTGTGAAAAAGAATGTTGCAACTGGTCTTTACACCCCCGAACTGTTGGAATGGTACTCAGAGGATGACTGGAATCGCATGCAGGACATGATTGATCATTCCAAAGACGAAACACTCAGTTATGCTGCTATTGAACAACTGATTGAAAAGTATCTGGTAAAAAATCGCAGCACCAAGGAAACATATGAAACTCCACAAATTCGATATATGGTTGCGGCCGCTACTGTATTTCACAAAGAAGAACCG